TCCACCTGACATTATTGAAACGATTGATTATGAAGTTATATTAGCCGAACGAAAGGCCGACTTAATTAATAGATTTCCAGATGATCAAAAACCACAGATTACTGAAGTACTTAACCGTGAAAGCGAGCCTTTGACGAAATACATTGAAGAAAATTCTTATCGTGAAACAGTATTAAGAAATCGGATTAATACCGCAGCACGTGGCTTATTATTAGCTTATGCGGAAAAAAATGATTTGGATCAACTAGGCGCAAATTACAATGTTAAACGTCTGATTATTAAGCCTGCAGATAATACAAAAACGCCACCTGTTCCTGCTGTCTATGAATCAGATCCAGCTTTTCGTGAACGTATCCAACTTGCATTTGATTCTTTGTCCGTAGCTGGACCAGAAGCAGCTTATAAAAAAATTGCGCGTGATGCTGATGGCCGAGTTGCTGACGTTTCAGTTACTTCACCAATGCCAGCCCATATTACTTTGACCATTCTGCAAGCAGACTCTCTAACTGGATCTGCTTCCCCTGAGCTAGTCCAGATTGTCGACAAGGCGGCTAATGCTGAAGAAAAGCGACCAATAGGAGATCGTGTCACAGTTATATCTGCTGAAATTATTAATTATTCAATTAATGCCAAGTTATATATCGGTAAAGATCCTGAAGCAGCAACTGTACTTACTCAAGCCATTAACAATGTTACTGATTATGCGAAAAAGCAAAAACGTATTGGTCGATCTATTCGTATGTCTGCAATTTATGCAGCTTTACATGTTGATGGTGTAAATAGAGTGGAGTTACTTAATCCAACTGCAGATGTTGTTTTAACTCCAACACAAGCCTCGTTTTGTGAAAATATTTCCGTGGTTATTGGGGGCGTTGAATGAGTAAATTACTGCCTCCTAATAGCACTCGATTTGACCGTAACGTTACGGACGTTTGTGCAAATAGTTTAGAGCTTCCTGTTCAAATTAAGAGTTTAACATCTATTGACCAGGCTCCAGATCAATTTTTGTCATTTCTGGCTTGGCAATACTCAGTCGATAGTTGGGATACAGAATGGCAGCCATCACTTCAGCGTGAATTAATAAAAAAATCATTTAGACAACATCAAATTAAAGGTACACGAACTGCTGTTCGAGAAGTACTCGCTCAGTTTGGATATACATGTGAGTTTCAGGAATGGTTTGAAACAGTTCCGAACGGAGTACCAGGTACTTTCTCTTTAACACTGGATCTAAACGGGCTTGAACTTACCGACGCAACTTACGCAGAAGTAAACAGGCTTGTCAAAGATGCAAAGCCTGCATCACGTCACCTAACAAATTTAGTTATTAACGTCCAACCGCTTTGTATTCCTCGTGTTGCTATTGGTTGTCACGGTGCTGAAACAGTCACAATTTTTGTCGAGTAAGTAGAATGGCCACTTATAAAGGTATATTAACCAATAACGGTAAAGCATTAATTGCTGGTGCAACTGTAAGTAATAAAATCAATTATTCACACATTGCGGTAGGGGATGGCAATGGATCTGTACCTGTGCCATCTGAAACACGAACAGCCTTAATTAATGAAAAAGCACGAATTGCATTAAACGTTGTAGAAATCAATCCAAATAATACAAACCAGATCGTTTGTGAAGCAATCATTCCTTCTAATGTAGGCGGCTTCTATATACGTGAACTTGGTCTTTATGCTGGAAATACGATGGTCGTCAATTCGAGCTATCCTCTAACATATAAACCCTTAGCCGATGAAGGTGGTGCGCGTGAAATCAATATCAAGTTAGTAATAAATATTCAAAACGCTGAAGTTATAGCTCTTTATCTCGATGATTCATTGATATATGCAACCCGTGAATGGGTGAATAAAAACTATATTCGACGTAATGAGATAGTTGATAATTTAACTACAGATGATCCTACAAAACCATTATCTGCAAAGCAGGGTAAATATTTACAAGATAATAAGCTTGATAAAACTGCCAATGCAGTCGGTCTAAAAATGGGTGATGATCGAACCTTACTACCGACCGAACTTTCGCCACTTTCCCTTCAAGCTTATTTTGGTACTTTAGACTCAAATAATAATAGTACTTTCTTCTGTGATTATTTAACGCTTAATGGATGGGTCGATTCATCTGGTGGGATGAAAAATGCACTGGTTTTTAGTAAAACTGGACAAAGTTTACATCACTACCAAGCTGATTATTCAAGTGACACTTGGACCATTAAAAAACAAATTGCTTATACAGATTCTAATATTTCGGGTAATGCAGCTTCAGCAACAAAATTGCAGAATGGTCGAAAAATTAATGATGTCGTTTTTGATGGTACTAAAGATATCTATCTTGAAGCGCCAGTACGTTTTAATGGGACCATCTCAACTCTTCAGCAGCTTGACCAAGCATTACTGGATGGAAAATACACGGTTGTAGAATTCAATGTTGCAGGACTATACGGTTATGGTGTTTTAGTGGTTTTTAGAAGTGGTGGAATGTGTCATCAAGTCTATTATCCGCACCAAGCTGCAGGCACAAATAATGCAACAATGGCGATGCGCCAGGCATGGAATGTTAACGGAAACATAGCCTCATGGTCTGATTGGCGAATAGTGGGAACACGAGATGATTCTAAACTTCCATTAGTTGGAGGAACAGTTTCGGGTAATTTGCGAGTAAATGGAATTGTTTTCTCTAACAAAGTTTATGGTGATTCTGACTTATGGTTTACATCAGAAGATGAACAGAAAGCTCGTAGAATTCTAACGGGTGGGATCCTCGCTTCAGACTTCTATTCAGAAGCTAACCTCATTCCAAATCTTGGTATCTATGCAAAAGGTGCTATTCATACAAAAACTGGTGTTTATGCCGATAAATATTATGGGTATAACGGTATTGCAACTTATGTTGGTAATTTAGATGGAAGACTTACAACTCCTCGTTTAATTAATGGAGTAGCGTTTGATGCCAGCACTGATATTAATATTCCTCCTGTAAGCTTTTATATTCCAGCTGGTGCTGATTTAAACAATTACAAAAGGACTGGATTTTATTATCAAAATGCTGACGTAGATGCCGCGAAAATAACTAATGTTCCGCAAGGAAATGCATTCGCATTAAGAGTTGAAGAAAGTGCTGGATGTTCGCAGTGGTTAACACCGTACAACGGTGGTGGGGTAGTGTATTACCGTCATTTTTATGATGGTACATGGAGCACTTGGATCAAAATGGATCCACATAATATTGATGGAAATGCGGCAACAGCAACGAAACTAAAAAATCCTAGAAAAATTTTTGGACAAGATTTTGATGGAAGTAGTGACGTAGCCGGAAATATCACAACTAGCACAGGTATGGTTGTTTCAGATTCATTTCATTACATTGATATGGGTCGTCCTGGTGTTGATCGAATGAATCTTGCAGTTTATGGGGGAATATTCAATTTCATCAATGCAGAAAACGGCAATGTCATAGCTCGATTAAATTCCAATGGTATTGACTGCAATGCTGCTACAGCAACAAAACTTCAAACCCCTCGCAACATCGCCATTTCAGGTGCAGTTTCTGGCTCTGCTAACTTTGATGGTTCTGGAAATATAACAATCGTAACAACATCCAATAACGCAATTGGCGTTGGTCAAATTTGGCAAGACTTAATAGCAAGCCGTTCCTCAAATACAACATATACGAATACGACAGGTAAACCGATACAAGTTGCTGTGACTACAGATTTTTCAATAAGTTATTTTTACATTGATGGTAATCAAGTCTCTGTCACAGGTGATGGTAATAATAATATTACTGCGACTCACGTATTTATTATTCCAAATGGTTCAACTTATAGCTTTTCAGGAAGGCTTAAAAAATGGTGGGAGCTTCGCTAATGAAATACTTTAAAGATCAAAATGGTTCAGTGTGGGCTTTTGAAGCAGACGGTTCACAGGATGACTTAATCACTGAAGAGTTTGCTGCGATGACTGCAGATGAAATTGATCGCCATCTTAATCCGCAGAAATATCTTTCTGATGAAGAAAAAGAGCAACTCCGACTTGCGGAATTTATTGCATTAAATCGTCGTCAGTTCAAGCTTGCACTACTGCAAAAAAATTTACTTGAAACATTGGAACAAGAAATTTCACAGATTGAAGACCCAGTACAAAAATTAAGAATTGAGATTGAATATAAGGAATCAGATAAGTTCGAACGTACAAATGAATCAGTCAAATATATGTTTGGTCTTTTAAAACTTTCTGACGATGAAATCGATGAAATGTGGCGCTATGCAATGTCACTTTAAAGAAGGGGATTAAGTTCATTTGTATATAACTCATATACAAACCTTACAACATGACTTAAAAACTTCAATTTGTAAGCCTGTGATCTGAAAACTAACCAGATTACAGGCTATTTTTATGGCTCAAGACTATCACCACGGTCTCAGAGTTTTAGAACTCAATGATGGCACCCGACCAATACGAACAGTATCAAGTTCAGTCGTTGGTATGGTATGTACTGCATCCGATGCAGATGCAACCAAATTTCCTTTAAATACACCCGTATTACTTACCAATGTTCAAGCTGCCTTAGATAAAGCAGGGGATAAAGGGACGTTAGCTCGCTCACTTCAAGCGATCGCTGATCAAACTAATCCTGCAACAGTAGTAGTTCGTGTAGATCAGAAAGCTGATGCAGCAGAGCAAACATCCGAAATTATTGGCGGTTCTGTTAATGGTAAATATACAGGCATGAAAGCTTTGCTTGCTGCTGAAGCACAGCTAGGCGTAAAACCACGAATTTTAGGTATTCCTGGTCTTGATACATCACCAGTATCCGTTGCATTAATCGCTTTGGCTCAAAAGCTACGCGGGTTCGCTTATGTCTCTGCAAATGGCTGCGAAACTAAAGAAGAAGCTCAAGCATACCGCCAAACTTTTGGTGCACGTGAAGCTATGGTGTTATGGCCAGACTTTCTTGGCTTTGATACAGCGACAAATTCATTATCAACTTTTGATGCAACTGCTCGAGCACTTGGCCTCCGAGCAAAAATTGATAATGAAACAGGGTGGCATAAAACACTTTCTAACGTTCCTGTGAATGGCGTGACAGGCATTAGTAAAGATGTCTATTGGCAGTTGCAAGATCCCGACACTGATGCAGGCTATCTAAACCAGAACGACATCACCACTTTAATCCAGCGTGATGGTTTCCGCTTTTGGGGTTCACGAACTTGTTCTGAGGATCCTTTATTCGCATTTGAAAACTATACGCGTACTGCTCAAATCCTTGCCGATACGATGGCCGAAGGGCATATGTGGGCTGCTGATTTAGCACTTACACCAGGTCTTGCACGAGATATTGTCGAAGGCATTAATGCAAAAATGCGTGAAATGACTCAAAGCAATTATTTGCTGGGCGGAGAATGTTGGTTAGATCCTGACATTAATACAAAAGAAGTCATTAAGTCAGGCAAGTTCTATATCGACTATGACTACACACCAGTACCACCACTTGAAAACCTAGTATTACGCCAACGAATTACAGACCGTTACTTGGTCGACTTTGCGTCGCGTGTAACAGCAGGATAAGGACTAGATCATGGCTCTACCAAGTAAATTAAAACTCTCAAACTTATATAACGAAGGTAATTCATATCTTGGCCAAACTGGTGAAGTCACTTTACCGAAGCTAACACGTAAATTAGAAAATTGGCGAGGTGGTGGCTTAAACGGCAATATCAAATGGGATGCAGGTCTCGCAGATGATGCAAACGAGATGACATGGAAACTCGGTGGTATTGATAAGCTCATCTTAAAACAATGGGGTGCAGCCACTATTGGTGCTATCGGTTTACGTTTTGCTGGCTCATATCAGCGTGAAGACACAGGAGAAGATATTGCAGTCGAAATCGTAATGCGTGGCCGTCATGAGGAAATTGATTTCGGTAATGCGAAAGCTGGCGACGATACTAAAACCACAGTAAAGACTATTTGGTCTTACTACAAGCTATCTATCGATGGCGAAGTCATTATCGAGATTGATATTCCTGGTGTTAAAGAAATCGTCAATGGTGTCGATATGCTCGAAAAACACCGTGCCAATTTAGGTTTAGCTTAAGTTTCCATCCCTCTGCTCATACATCATGGGCAGAGTTTTTTAATTTTTTTTGGAGTAACAACATGAAAACTTTAGAGCAAGTAGAAAACACTGCAATTATTAACCCTGATATTCAAACAGTAGATTTAGAAAAGCCTTTAATGATGGGGAGTTTAGAAATTCCGTCCTTAGAGATCCGTAAGCCTAATGTCCAAGCATTACAGGGCGTAAAAATCGCAGATCTTCTACAAGGTGATGTAACTGCGGCTTGTACTGTTCTTCCACGTATTTGTTCACCCGAACTCACTAAAACTCAGATTAACCAACTTGAGCCAGCGGATCTCGCTCAAATTTGCGGAGCAATTATTCTTTTTTTGCAACCGAAGTCAGCGCGTGTTCAAGTATTACGCCAACAGTAGATGATGCGATGGCTAATATTGCGGTGGTTTTTCACTGGCCACCGCAAGCTTATGCAGATATGTCACTTTATCAACTGATGCAATGGCATCAAAAAGCCATTGATCGCAATGGAAACGATGCCACATGAAACCTTTAAAACTCGAAGTCCTTTTTGGATCTAGAGACAACTTAAGTCCCGCACTTAAACTCATCATTGGCAGTAGTAATGCTGCTGCCAATGCATTAAAAAATGCACGTGATGAAGTAAAAAGACTCAATGAACAGCAAAAGCAGGTTGATGGGTTTGTTAGACAAAAAAAAGCGACTGAAGATAGTGCTAAGGCTTTAAAAGATGTGCAGGAGCGCATTAAATCTTTACGCCAAGAAATGACGACCAATCCTTCAGATAAAATTAGCAAAGATTTTGATAAGGCTACAAAAGAAGCGAAAAAGCTCAAAGATGCACATTCACAAAATCAAGCCAAGCTTCAAGAGTTGCGTAATGAATTAAAACAAACAGGTGTTTCTACTAGTAATTTAGCCGATCATCAGTCGGAATTATCTAGAAAGATAACAACTGCCAACGCATCTATCGATAATCAAAAAAAGAAGCTTGACAGCCTAAATCGCATCCAAAAATCGCATAGCAATATATCTGGCAATGTACGAACTGCAGCATTATATGGTGCGGGTATGACTGCAACAGGTGCAGCTGCCCTTTATCAGATGCGTAAACCAATTGATGAATCAAAGCGTGTCGATGTTGAAGAAAACAGAATTGCTTCACTAGGCTTTGGTAAAAAGGCCACAGATGAGGCAGTCCAATACGCTAAGGCCATGAAAACTTTTGGTACCAGCACATTAGACAATTTAACCTTGGTTCGTGATGGTGTAACTGCTTTCGGTGATGTTCACCATGCACAATGGGTTGCTCCAACATTGGCCAAAATGAAATTTGCTAATGAAGCTATGTATGGCGATCATGGTGTAGAAAATGAAAAAAAATTCATGGATATGCTCAAAGTCATTGAAATGCGTAATGGTTTAAAGAGCAAAGAATCATTTCAAGAACAAGCGAACATTATCCAACAAGTAATTACAGCTACAGGTGGACGTGTACAAGCTGAAGAATGGCTTAACGTAATCAAAACGGGTGGTATTGCTGCAAAAGGCATGGATAACAAAGCCTTCTATTACAAAATGGAGCCTTTAGTACAAGAAATGGGTGGCCATCGTGTCGGTACGTCTATGATGTCTGCTTATCAGAATTTATACCAGGGCAGAACAACACAGCGAGCAGCTGCCAATCTCGATAAATTTGGTTTAATAGGGGACTATTCGAAAGTTAAGCATAACAAGACTGGAGATTTATCTTATTTAGATATTGGTGCAATTAAAGGCGCTGATTTATTCAAAAAAGATCAGTTCGCATGGATGGAGAAAGTCTTAGTGCCGGCACTGAATGCCAAAGGTATAACTAAAGAAAGTGATGTCATTGATGCGATCGGTAGTATTTTTAGTAACCGTACTGCGTCAAATCTATTTGCACAAATGTACATGCAACGTGATCAGATTCATAAAAATGCCAAGCTGAATGAAGGTGCATTCAATATTGATCAATTGAATACGCAAGCCCAGGGAACAACGTCTGGTAAAGAATTAGAAGCAAGAGCAAAACTTCACGATGCATATTTACAGTTTGGCCAAACTATTTTACCGATCTATACACAAGCATTAATCATGGCATCGAATGCTATGCAAGGTTTTACAGGCTGGATGCAACAGAACCCGACTTTGGCAAAAGCATTAGGTACAGGTCTTTTATTAATAGCTGGGGGGTTAGTGGCTATAGGAGGTTTACTTCTTATTTTCTCACCACTCATTTTAAGTATGTTAAGTCTGCGACTTATGATGGTGACATTGGGTGTGCAAGGTAGTGCATTAAGTTTTGTATTTAAGATGCTCACATCTCCATTTAAAGCCCTTGGCTCATCTGTGATGTGGTTAGGCAGAATGCTTTTTGCTGCTGGTCAACTCATGAGAGCAAATCCAATTATCTTAGCAGTCACACTACTTGCTACAGCTGCATACTTTATTTATCAAAATTGGGCACCGATTAAATCTTTCTTTATGGATTTATGGACTGGTGTTAAAAATGCATTCAATACAGGCGTATCTTTCATAAAAGGTATTATTCAAAGTGTAGATCAAGTTTTTGCAGATAATCCTCTTTTAAATCTACTTTTCCCGCTTATTGGCATACCTCGTTTAATTATTGCGAATTGGTCTGGTATTACTGGCTTCTTTAGCTCAGTTTGGACCAGCATTACAACTGGCGTAGCGAATGTATGGAATTCAATAGTTAGTTATTTAGGACCTATTGGCGATTGGTTTGCTGCTAAGTGGGAAAATATAAAACTAGTTACCAGTGTTGTTTGGTCAGGGATTAAATCCGTTGTTACTACAGCATGGGATAATTTGATTTCTGCTATTACGAATAGTCCACTTTTTCAGAGAATTGTTGATGGCTGGACTAAGATATTTGACTACCTTGGCAGCCTTAAAAACAAGATGCTAAGTATTGGGAAAAATATCATTGATGGTTTAGTTAATGGTATCCAATCAGGTTTTGATAGCCTTAAAACCATTTGGGCGAAAATTAATAGTTATATGCCTGATTTCATGCGAACGAAAATGGATATCCATTCGCCTTCTCGAGTAATGGCCGAACTCGGTGGCCATGTCATTGGTGGGATTGGAATGGGATTAACTCAAGCATTTCCTGAGCTCAAGAATAAATACAATCAAGTTCTCAATTTATTTAGTAATAAAGCTCAGTCACCAGTTTTAGAACAGGTTGATATTGCCGCTCCAGTTTTATCAAAAATCCAGACTCAAGCGACCCCAAATACAGCACCAAGTCGTCAGACTTCTTTGGCCGTGGCTGGAGATACATACACCATTCATATTCATGCTGCACCAGGACAAGTGGTTCAAGATATTGAACGTCAAATTGAAAACGTTGTTATGCGTTTACAGCGTGACAAGCTTGCTCGGTTACGCACATATATGGCTGATCAGGAGTAATTCACATGATGATGATTTTAGGGATGTTCCCTTTTAGTATTCCTACTGCTTCATATCACCAGTTACAAAGAAATACTAACTGGCGACATCCAAGTAATTCACGTGTTGGTGAAATGCCAGCCTATCAGTTTGTGGGTAGGGGGGAAGATACGATTACCTTAGAAGGAAGTATTGTGCCGGAGTTTGGCTCTCAGATGAGTATCACTGCTTTACGTGCTATGGGTGATACAGGTAAAAATTTTCCGCTTATCGCAGGAACAGGTAAAGTTTTTGGGCTTTATCACATTGATGATTTGCAAGAAACACAAACTTACTTTTTTACAGATGGTACTCCTCGAAAAATTGAGTTTAGTTTAAAGCTGACACAAGGACAGAAGCCAGGAACTCTAATCGGTAATGCTGCAGGTAAATTGATAGGCTTATTATGACCCTTATTTCCGCAATAAATTCAGTTGTTGATGATGTACTGCAGGCGAGTTCTGTTCCTATTTATAAACTTGTTGTTGATGGCGTAGATATCTCATCAAAGGTCAACAATCGCTTAGGGCAAATGCGTATTGAAAACAAACGTGGTTTTGAGGTTGATACGCTTGATTTAACATTGTCCGATCATGATGGATTACTTGAAATCCCAAGTAAGGGTGCGGTCATACAAGCATGGCTTGGTTGGCAGCATTCTGGACTTGTTTATAAAGGTAGCTACATCGTTAAAGAAGTTGAGCATGGCGGAGCACCGGATACACTTCGGATCCGTGCTACCAGCGCAGATATGAAAAAATCTTTAAAGCAAAAAAAGGAACGTAGCTTTGATGATATTGCTTTGGGGGATCTGATTAGAAAGATTGCAATCGAACATGATCTTAATGACCAAGTATCTGAAGAACTGGCCAAACATAAAATTATTCATATCGATCAAAATGAATCAGATGCAAATTTACTGACTCGTTTAGCAGATGAGCACGATGCTATAGCTACCATCAAAAACGGTACATTACTCTTTATGCCAAAAGGCAAAAGCCAAACGATATCTGGCCAAGAGCTTCCAACTTTTGTTTTGACCAGGTCAAAAGGCGATGAACACAGATATAGTTTTAGTGATGGAGGGGAAGAGGTCACTGCAATACGTGCATTTTATTACGACGATAAAATGGCCAAAAAACTTGAAGTGATTGTTGGTGACCAATCGAATCAAAATATTAAAGAGTTACGTCATATTCATCGTGATAAACAAACCGCAACATTAGCTGCAAGAGCCAAACTTAACCACTTTAAACGAACAGCCGAAACGCTCACATATAAGCTGGCTAAAGGTATTCCAGATATTGTCCCGGAGCAGACTTTTTTATTTATTGGGATCAAAGAACAAATTGACGAAATTTATTGGCTTGGAACAACTATCACAGATACGCTAGACAGCTCCAGCGGATATACAACTGATCTTCAGCTTGAAGTTTTTTTCCCAGATGCAGACGATGTATCTGAATTATTCGAAGACCAATTTGTCTCAGAAAAAGATAAAAAATGGACTGGTGTCGTCGTTTATTATCAAGAGGGAGATAAGGCTGTAAAACTGACTAAAGGTGATCAATCAAACCCTAAACATTTCTCATATCTTTATTTGACTAAAGCTGGAGCACAACAACGTTTAGATCGTGAATATGCCCTATTAGATCTCGAGACAGGTAAATTTACAGCGCATAATGAGTTAGACCAGAAGGCTTATACAGGTTTAAAAACACAATATACAATCGGCCAAAATAAAAGCCCACGTTATTGGGTAACCTTGGGGGATCAAACTAACCCCAAAGTCATTGATCGTGTATTTCAAAGTAAAGTGGCTGCTGAAAAACGATTAAAGCGTGAATTACCACGCCTTAATGCTAAGAAAGATATGCTTGAACAAGTCAAAACAGATCAAAAGTTATAAATGATCAACTCATTGCCATTATGCTCTTCATGAGCTGCTTTGGCGTTTACCGACCAACGGATTTTACGATGTGCCATTTGATAGTCCTTAAATAGTTCTCTCACTTCAGGCACATCGTTCAAACTTAAAATGAACTTTCCTTTAATTTTATTTAGTCGGTCTTTTAAAGTATAAAAATCCTCTTTGGACCAGATGCCTTTCCCATAAACATTTTCGCAATCCCAATAAGGAGGATCTAGATAAAACAAAGTATCGGGGCTATCAAGTCGGTTAATAACATAATCATAAGATCTATTCTCAATGACTACATTTTGCAAACGTTCATGGATAGAAAGCAGATGTTCACGTAGACGTTCGCCCAGGCGCATGCGGTTCGTTCTATCTTTTGAATATGTAAAACTACCATCAAGCTGGCAGCCAAATGCTGAACGTAATAAATAATAAAACTTCACTGCTCTTTGAATATCAGTAAGACCAGATTGGTCACGTTTAAAATCGTCAAATTGAGTACGTGAAAATAACAATAATTCAAATTCAGTTAAAAACGCATCAAAGTGAAATTTTAATATGCGATACAGGTTAATCAGATCGTCATTAATGTCATTAATAACTTCTACAGTAGAAGGGGTTTTTTTAAATAGAACCCATCCTGCTCCGCCGAAGACTTCAACATATGTTTTATGTTCTGGAAGCATATCAATGATTGTTCTAGCTAGTTGTGATTTACCGCCGAGCCAACCACTGAAACTATGGCCACTAGGATTGTATTGAGGTGAGAGGTTTTGTGTCATGAATCTTACCTGGTGTTTGACGCTCTGGGCATTCAGGTAAGGCACTCAAGGTGCTCTGGAATGTGTTTAGGGTTTTACAACGAGGACATTTAATTTCGATTTGATTAAAGCCATCTGTTCTAGCCAATAATTTAAAACAACATTGGCATTTTAAATTTTGCATATATTTTTCTGCATTAGAAAAACCAACTAAATACTATAAAAAATATAGAAAAAGAACAAATATTTGTTCTTTTAATTTAAAATATATATAAATATGTTCTTAGGAAGTACCGAATGAATTCACCAGATAACTATAACAAAATTAACAAGAACAATTCCCGCCCTCAAATAACCTGTCCACACTGTAAAAGTACCAATTTGAAGATCAGATCAAGTGAACAAAGACATCCTTTACTTAAAGATGTTTGGCTCACTTGCCCGAACTTATTTTGTGGTTTTACTTGTGGCGGGCATATTGAAATTACACACACTATTTCTCCAAGTGCAGCACCAGATCCGAAGATTCATATACCTACTTTATTAGAGTTAAAAGCAACAAATGATGAGAATTGGGAAGTTAAGCCATGATCAATGTCACACCAGACCATCCAATTGCACATGAAGCCTATGAAGCATTGAATAATCTTAAATGTGATTATGTAAATATCATTGCCCATACCTATCAAAAGACAGCACATGAAGAAGGTTTTTTTATTGCAGGCATTTATCCAAATTTTAATGAAGGGGGATTTAATCGCTTAGATTGGTTAGCTGAATATGAGCAACTGCAAATAACTGGAGCTGACGTGAAATGAAAAGAGTCGAGCATCTAAATCCTATTATTTCAGCAATTTTAAAGACAAATATTATTTTTAAAGGTCGGGCATGTGGCAGAACAACACTTAATTTTTTTGGATTATGCTCTGCTAGGTTGCCAATGCTCCAGTGGGATTATTCTAAAGACTTCTGTTTTAACCCTAAAAAAATAAAAAAAATCTCAGATAGAAAAATGCGTAAAGCTTGCTATCAGTCATTTGCACTGTATAAAAAAACATTTAAACCACGCTCAATCAAAAAACTAAAAATTTTTAAAGATGAATGGCCATCATTAGAAAAATGGCTAGCTTCAATGCTGGAGGCAACGAAAACGGCTGCTAAAAAGTTTAGTGATATGACGGATGCAATGTCTTATGCATTTCGTACCATCAAAAATGGTTACTGGTGCGCTTGGGATCCAGCAAAAGAGGTATAAATATGCACCCTGAAGAACTTTTTGAACTGTTTTATAAAAATGTCCGTCTAGACATGAATCCAGTTGGTTTTCCTAAATATTATTCAGAAGTTATGAAGCGTTTCTGGTATGAGCGTTTTATGAATGCATATAATAATGTACGAGAGGAGGTGGGCTTAATGAGTTGGGCAGAGGCACCGCAAATGTGGCTTGCAGGGTATAGAGAAAAACAAAATGAAGATAACTAATACATTCTATAAATTCTCTACTTTAGGCGAGAATTGCCACCAAATCTTTTTGTAATAAACTTCATTACGCAAAAAATTAATGTTTAATTCATTTCCACTGTAATCATATAGATTAGTGACTTCACCTTTCTTATTAATATCGGCAAGTAGATTACAAGTGTGCTCTAATTTGCCAGACTCATAGACCATAATCATGACTTGCATATAATTTCCTTTTCGCGTTATTAAAAATATAGAAATAATACTAGCACGATTTGAAAAGCCCTCATTTGAGGGCTTTTTCTTATCTGGCTACCTGATAACGACACATATAAGCACCACAACGGGCATTATGGATCTCGGTACCATCATCTAAACTAAGAAAATCAACTTTGCCACCCTTGGCGATATTTTCGTAAAGTGCAGCCCCTTCTTTACCACCGAGAAGGGCACGTGTAACGCGTTGGCCATCATTGAAAAATTCAGTAGCTTTTTGAGGTTCTTTACTATTGAACTGCCATGCAACATCAATAAATTCGCGGCTTAAAGTAATTTCCAAACCAGTAGCATTAGTTTTACTAAAATAATAAGTCGTAGCAGGCTCACCATTTTCATTAGTAAGTTTTTCTTGTTCTGCTACAGGTTTACCAACAGCTTTAATAATTGCCTGGTCATTTTTAAGATCAACCTTAGCCACTGGCTGTGTATAGTCGACCTTTGGCCAGTCAAAATGTGGCTTATCTTCTTCCTCAAGTTCTGCTTTTCGGTCTTCAAACTGCTGCTTTATTTGTTTGGCTTGGGCATCTGCTTCAGCAGTCTTTTCTGCTTCAGTTTTGACAGGATTAGTTTGTTTCGCTTCAGTTTGTGCAGTTGGATGCTCTACCTTTTGAGCTTGTTTCGGTAAAGCAAAGAAAGCTAAAAATGCCAGTGCTAGATATCCAAAACTGACTATTCGTGCAGTTTTGCTATAGCCTTTTCTTAATGTAAACCAAGCAAAAATAATTGGAGCGATAAAAATACCAATTGCTAAGGGAATAGAAACTTTTCGATGTTCAAAATTATTCATAAAGTCAATTATTTAAAAAAAAGAAACCCTAAATTTACATAATGATTCAATGTATTACAAGAATATAGAGCTAAAGTCATATAATACCTAATTTGTTTGATAAAATATTTTACTTTTAGATTTTTTAATCTTCATTTTCCTTTTTTTCTTTAATGTTAGGATCTAACGGAGATAAAAAAAGATTCTTAGATTCAATGATATAAATCTTTTTTTTGTCTTCAATATTTATCTCATAAAACAAATAATCTCTATTAAAATACTCTAGCTTTGGAGGTTCACAAAGTCTAAAATTTTTAATCAATTCATTTTCAAGCTTATTTAAGTTTTCTAGATCTGAAGGGTAATATGCAAAATTTCTAAGTGATACTATTAAGAAAGCTACAGTAATTGTAAATACTAAAAGAATTACCAAACTTATCCAAATTGTGTAAGTATTGTTTAATCTTTGGTTTTTTATATTATCTACGAATTCATTGAGTTTACTAATATCCTTTCCTTTTAATTTATAAAAAATAATAATTAATATTTTGAGGATATATAAAATACAATGAAATAAAAAATAAAGTGTTGCAATGAAAATAACATAGGGAATAAATTGTTTAAGTTCTTTAAATTTATATGTTAGTAAAATTATTGCTCCTATTGAAAGGAATATATTAATAATTAAATCTCTAATTAAAATTGGAAAAGATTTACCTGATAGCTCAAGAATACTCGAAATTTCATGTGCTTGAGTAAGGTAAAAAAGATAAATTGAAATTGTTGTAATCATAATAATTATTAGTAATCCATCAGGTAAAATCTGTGGTACTGAAAAAAATCTAATATAGGAAATTCCAAAATAAGATAATTCGAATAATTGCCATAATCCTCCAATACATGTTGGAATAATAAAAATAATTGGTAGATATTCTTTAATTTTAGTAACATTTAAATTGTTACTAGTGAATATAATAAGTTTAAATAAATTTTTTAAAGTCTCTAACATTTTAATTTAATAAAATAGCAAATTGGTATCTTGACATAACGATTCACTATCGGCAATATGGAAAAGCACAGCAAAATCTGTGTACAGGCCTAGGAAACCTGTTAATTTCTCAGAGAGCAGAAAACATCCGCTCGCAGCGGCTTTTTTTTGCCTAAAATGTCAGATCGGCTATACTTCGTTATGGTAGATCGGCAGGGCAGCCTTGCGCTGGCCGTTTCTCTGAGTACGGTTTTCCTAGCCTTGTCGGTCTGCCACCATTACCCTAGGAAAGTAGTGGGGGTAGGTTTGCTAAAACTTACTCAGAGTATTCACCATGAAAAAATCTATTCATGTCATCGAGCACACGCCTATCTATGATTTAGAAGCGTTTAAACAACGCCAGAAAAAGCGCAAAATTCACCAATTATTCAAAAACGTTATCGACACATTCACGTTCTTATGTGCAGTCTTTATGACTTTCTCTATATTATTCATAGGGGGATAAGCTCATGACGACACTCGAATTACAAAATGCTGTATTCATTCAAAATGATCAAATCAAAACTGACAGTCTTAAAGTCGCTGAGATTTTTGGTAAACCCCATAAAGACGTATTACAAAAGATCAAAACCTTGGATTGTTCAGAGGAATTCACTGAGCGAAATTTTTCGCTCAGCGATTACTTAGATAAATCTGGACGTTCATTGCCCATGTATGAAATGACCAAAGATGGCTTTATCTTTCTGGCAATGGGATATACAGGTGCAAAAGCAGCTCAGATCAAAGAAGCCTACATAAAGGCTTTCAACCAAATGGCTGAGCTGCTCTTAAAACAGCGAAATCAATTGCAAACAATACAAGTTGGATCGGTAGTTCAGTTACGCTCAGGTAGCCCGAACCTAACTGTAAATAATATTTTTGATGATATTGCCGAGGTGATTTGGTTTAGAGGAGGGCGTATTGTTCGTGAACATCTTCCGATTAGTTGCTTAAGTTTGGGGGAAAGCGATCAACTTGCACCAAATGTTGCAAGTTCACTTGAGTCATTTTGGTCAAACATGTACACACATGGTATTCACAACTTCAATCATAGCAATCGTACCGATCAAATTGCGATTAACCTCACACAAGTTCTAGACCTATTCCCCAATCTGTTTAAACGTCCAGATCTAATTCAGACCCTACCTCACAGTAAACCGCCATATCCTAAATATTTGGAACACAATATTGCAATTCAGAGTAGGTTGGAACGTAAAACGATTCGTTGTTGGATATTTACAAGTA